TCTCCATGTCACTTGACCCGGGTCATCTTCCCAGAAGCTTATAGTATCTTCTTTTTTATTAATACCGGTGAATGAATAATCTAGACTATTTTCTTTACTTTGATATCCATAGCATCGTAGTAATTTATTATTATAAATATTAACACCTGGACTAATATTATCATTTTTAAATTGAGTATTTTTGGCTTTAAATTTTAACGGTGGTTTTCTTTTTCTATATATATTTCTAATTATTTGACCTGTGATACTATCTTTAATAGAACCTACACATTTAACACCTGATTCAAATTTAGATGGATCAGGTATAATATATTCTGTGCCTTGAAACCCTGATAAATTTATTGTATACGTTAAGTCACTTGAATGAAATACGGTTAGACCTGTATTATGGAAAGATAATTGATACGGGTAAATTTCATTATGTTTAATGTTAGTTAATTGTTTAAATGTATTTGGACTATATCTTTGAGAGAGATTATTTGTTGTATTATCATGTTCAAATAATTTATTTACTGTTTTAGATAGACTATCAATATAATATAGATCGTTAGAAACATACTTTTCAATCAATTTACGTTCAAGATTAAATCTTAAATTATTAAAGGTTTTAACTTCATTTATAAAATATCTAGTTGGCAATCTCAAGTAATTTGTAAATGGTTGATTTATACCTACTATACTATTAGGAGAAGTTACATTATTTATTCTTAATTTTATAGGCTTATTACCGTTATTAATTGTTAAAGCTTGAGAAATATATGGTACTTCAGCAAGAACTTTTCGCGGGATATCTATAACAACATTTTTATCTACTTTATGAAAATTATAAACAAAATCATCAGATGCATATGTATTTAAATCAATAGTAATATTATTTGATATTTGTGGTATATTAATTTCGTCAATACAAGTATCAGTATTCTCAGTAACAAATTCACGATTATTAAGCAATCTTATAATAAAATTTTTAAGATATTTAGATATACCTATTTTTGAAGATTTGAGTTTATTTTTTGTTTTAGTAAATTTAAGTTCTTCTCTTACACCGCGGGTATTTTTTAGTTGATCCTTTATTATAGTAGAATAATAATGAACCGCTAATTCTAATTCATAAATATTATTTGTATTAATACGATCAAGAAACGTTACGATATTTTTTTCGATTGTGCTAAGATTTATATTTCTTAAAAATTGTGTATATATTTTCTTAGTATAATCATTCTTTTTTGTTTGTTTTAATAATTTTTCCTCTTTCCACTCAGTAAGATAATTATTATACAATGTAGGCAATTCAGATGCCTCAAAACTATCTTCATAGTGAGCCTTCCACTCTAAATATGATAATGGATTATGTGTATGTTGCGCTATCATTATAATTGTAATCCTTTTCTAATTTGATAATCTAAATTTTTAAAAATTATACCACCTTCCGGATCCCAATTGGCACTAAGAGATGATGACGACCGTGTAACAGTATTGTACTTATTAGTAAAATCTATTATATTGTTTTGTATAGTGCTTGATGCTGATGTTGTATTATATGTTGTATATGGATAAAATTCGTAAAATAAATCTAAACCACTTGCGCCGCTAATAGTAGTATCTAACGGCCAACCCCAGTTACTATAGACATTATATTTATTAAGAGCGTATGTGGTTGATACCCCTGAAGAAGAACCATCTACTCTTATAGTTGGTACTTTTTGCGGGTTAATTAAAATAAATTCATTATTAAATTTTTGTCGGGCAACAAATTTAGTACCTGCTGTAACTGTGTATGTAGCTGGGTCAATTGGGTTATTAAGATCAATATTTCTACTCGCTGCAGATGATGTATAAAATTGCGTGTGAAAACTTGTGTCAAATCTCTCATAATCACCTAATAGTTTAGAAATCTTTATACTAAATAAATTATATAACCTTTTTAATTCTGGAGGCGGATTTGGTGTTGTAAAATCTATATCTTCATTAAAGAACTGATAAAACGCATTTAAATTTGTAATGTCACAAAAATCAACATCACTATTATTCATAGTAAAGTTTGCAATTTTTTCAAAAATTGTTTTTCCAAATGATGTAGGGCTTGAACTTGCTTGACCTACAAATGATGTAAATATACCATCGAACAATTTATCGTATTCATGTAGTAATGATTGAAACCTATAGCTTTTAATTATTTTTGCATAATCTGTATCTTCATTAATTTTATAAATTTCTACATCATTAGTTGATGGGAAGACAGTAAACGTATAAGAACCGGTAATTAATCCATCATCCTTCACATTTATAGATACTGGACCGTACGGACCACCGTTATCGTAATCAAGTGTTTTTCCTTGAGCCGCAGACGCTGGGTTACTTGAAAATGAATCTAATCTCCCAGTTACATTTAACGACCAAGTACCTGCGCTTACTGGATTGATATTAAGATATGCAAAACTACTTAATGTTGTTACGTTTGAGCTTTTATCAAAAGGAAAATATTCTGTACATAAGCTACTTAGATTACTTGTTAATATATTAGAGCCGTCGCTCCATTCAAAAGCAAATTGTCTATCTTGTGGAGGGTTAGTCGCACCCAAACTTAAATTACTAAACCGAAACGAATCATAATACTTTCCTATATTTAATTTATCGTCTGCTAATGCAACGAATACTTGGAACTTGTCACCTTGTCGCTTATATTGTATACTAGACATTTCTTGCATGCCAGTAGATGTAAAGGACAATCGACTTGTATATGGTGTTATTACTTTTATAGGTATACCAATTCTATTACCTAAAGTTGAATTTATAGTAGAGGTATCTTTAACTACAGGCCGCGCTATATCAGTTTCAAAAAAGTTTTTATTACTATTATTAATATCAATATCAATGTCATCTACAAAGAAGTTTTTTAATCTATGTTTACTTGTATCTAAACGTATTAATAAGTTTATTTGATCTGTCGGTATATCGTCATAATAATTAAACTTTATAGGAGTTGGAACAGTTGTAATATCATCTAGATATTCATCGGTACTTGAATATAATAATACGCCTTTATTTTTCTTTATAGCTTTTTCTTTACATTCTTTAATAGTATTATCTGTTTCAATGTAAAAATAATGTGGGTATAATATTGCCTGTAATCCGTTAACATTATTAATGATATTATTATCATCATCGTAAAAAGCGTTATATGGAATTATGTGTGCATATTTATTATTAAAATCATATGGTTTTGCCTTGCTACCGCTTGAAGTAAAAAATAGTGTTTGAGGTTCGTTTGGATCCGGAATATCTTGCCAAGAAGCGGTTGTCTCTAAATTAAAAGTTTTATTTTGACCGGCAGTTACATTTCTTGCATTTATACCATCGGATTGTGTTATATTTGTTGTTTGTACCGCAATGTGTGTGTTTGTATAATTAAATACTGATATCGTTTCTGTTAGAGTGGATAGATATGCATTACTATTTTTATCATACAAAAATACTGTAACAGTATATATTCCAGGTACATTATAAATATGTTTAGCAGTAAATGCATCTGTCCCGCTTAAAGTATATCCATCACCAAAATCCCATTTTGCAATACTATTAGATATACCATGAGGGAAATGATCTTCAATAGCTGGTGTTCCAGTTTGTGCTGAAATCACTGGCGATAAGGTAAATTCTGATATACGTGTAAATCCAGCATGAGTATCAACTAAAGAATGCCCGGTAGCGGCAGTTGGAGAAGTACCAGAAGTATTAACAGTGACTGTAAAAGGTACCGGTATAGTGTTTGGGCAATTACTACTTGTTGTTGACGTACTCATTAATATTCTACTATAGCTTTACTTTTTAAAATACTTTCGACTTTGATTTTAGTTTTAAACGTTGCTTCGTTTTCTATATATGGAACTTGATATGGTCTCAATTTAAATTGTGTATCAATATACTTTATATCTTTTCCGTTGTAGACAGGATTATATATACATAATGATAACCCCGGTACTTTAATAAGTGAATCTGTTCTGATTGTTTTAAAATCAACTATTCCTTTAATACTTTCAATATCATTGTTTAAATCTCTTACATTTATTGTATCGCCAAGTTTAAGTTTTTTAATATATGTTGATATAATAGAAAATACTTTTGATTTTAAGTCATCCTCATTTACTAAAGATCTTGCTTCTCTACGTATATGTAATTCAGTAGTATTTTTATATGATACATTATTAGGTTCACCTGCAGCCTTTACAGCTAAATCTATATTTAAATAAACCGGATCAACAAAAGATATTTCACTGTTTAATAGTTTATAATTTTCAATTTCATTTAGAATTTTTTCTTTTAATGAAGGTGATAGATAATTAGATCGAGTAACGACAGATTTATTTTTTCGTAATTTAGGTATAATACTTAAATATATATTATTTGAATCTGCGCTATCTGCATAATAATATTGATTAAAAAGAGCATTTGTATCTTTAGTAAAGTCTGTTAATCCGAGGTCGTCATTAATATATTTTAAATAATCATTCGTGTAATCACTATTATTGAGTACTGTACAATCGTATATTAAATTCTTATAATTACGTTGTATAAAAGTCTTATAGTCTGCTTTTGTAGTTAATCTATATTCTGAACTAAAAAACCTAGGAGCGTTTTGTTTAATATCTGCAACGGATTCCTCGTCTCCGAACTCTGTGCTGTCTTCTGTATTATTGATAGTAATTTTAGGTGAGTCTTCAATAGTTATATAGTTAAGCGATGTATCTTTTATATCAGCAAATATTTTATCGTATTGACTGTTGTTATAAACATTTATTGATGTATTTTTTAATGTATTACTTGAAACCTTACCACGCGACCCGGAAGATTTTAAATAGTATATTGCTACTGTATCTCCTAAGTTTAATTTTTTACCGTTAATACTATTCCCAAATTTCAGTTCATATTTTTTATTTTCATTATAAGTAACTTCGAAATGTCTATCATTTGGATTTGATAAAAATAAGCTCGGTATCCTTTTCCATTCATACCATTTATTTTGTTCATTAGCTTCTTTAACAAAAATAAAAATATTAAAATGATCTATTATTACATTATCA